ATTGCAATTCGTTGCTACCCGCTTGCTCGAAACCGAGTTGCGCGTTGGTACAAATGACAACGACATTAACGCATTGAAGAACAACGGTTCTATTTCTGAAGGTTACTGCGTTAACCACTTCTTGACAGATACTAACGCTTGGTTCTTGACCACAGACGTTCCTAACGGCATGAAGCACTTTGTTCGTTCACCCTTGGCTAACTCCATGGACGGCGACTTCGACACTGGTAACGTTCGTTACAAGTCTCGCGAGCGTTATTCTTTTGGCTGGTCAGATCCATTGGGTATGTTCGGCTCTGCTGGTGCTTAATCAGCGGCAAAGAAAAAGGGGGCTTCGGCTCCCTTTTTTGTTGCATTAGATTTATCGTAGTGGTATAAACACATTAGCCCGGGGAATCCGGTGCATCAAACTGACCCGGCAGACGACATACCGATTGATGCGCTGATCTTGTATGTAAGGACAATTTATCATGGCAATTTCTACCACACAGAGTATTTGGCGTTCAGGTGGCGGCGATCAAACTCGTACCGCTTACTGTGGCTCCGGCTTAATGGCCGCCCAGTTCTACATTTCCGGCGCTTCTGCTGCTGGTACATCCGCTAAAGTTTCTTCAGCCACTGGTGCTCCAGCAGTTGTTTTGCCTGCTGGCGCTATCGTTGTTGAGATCCAAGCTGTTTGTGCGGCCACTGGCGGTACAACTCCTACCTTTGACATGGGCTTTACTTTGTACGGTACTTCTACCGCTACAAACACAGGTTTGGTGTCTGCGGCCGTGGCCACAACTGGTAAGTTGGTGATCAATATGGCTTCAGCTACTGCTGGCGCTAACATGGGCACCACAATGTCTACAACTAAGTTGGTGACTATCACTGGCGGCGGCACTTCTGGTGATGCTCCTACTGGTGGTTCTATCACTGGTACGATTCTGTACTTCGTTGCTGACCCATTGCTTGGCCAACAAAACGATTAATTGATCTAGGGGGCTTCGTGCCCCCGTTTTAAAGGAGATTAATTATGGCAATGCAATATGACGTTAAATCGACTTCTGCGGCGGCAGGAGCTACAACCACTATCTTTGGTGGTCCAGCTCGTATCAAAGGTTTGACTATTAGCTACCCATCTGGTGGTACTGTCGTTTTAAACGATGGCACTGGTGGTACGGCTAAGTTTTCCTTTACTGCTCCAGCGGCGGCAGGCTCAATCAACATTTTGATTCCAGGCGAAGGTATTAAGTGCAACACAAACATTTCCGCAGTTTGTGCCGCTTCTACTACAGCAGTGGTGTTCTATGGCTGAAGCAAAACAAGCAGTTCTGGCTGGGCGTAAGCTATTCATAGCTATCCCAGCGTATGACGGTAAGATCAATATCAAAACTGCGTACAACCTTGCGGCGTTAATGCCTAAGGCTATGCAGTTTGGTGTTGCCGTTAATATGGGCGATGTGTCTGGGTGCTCAATCATCACTATGGCTAGAAACCAATTGGTGCATGAGTTCCTTAAGTCAGATTGCACAGAGCTATTGTTTGTTGATTCTGATGTGATTGCTACACCAGATGACATCTTAAGACTGATGGCCCAGAGCCACGGCAAAGACATCACGGCCGGCGCTTACCCCCGTAGAGCCAAAGACCGCTACTTCTTTGCTGATCTGTATTTTAATGAAAACCAAGACCTAGAGTTTGATGGCTCACTGATGCGCGTAGAGCGTGTCGGTACTGGTTTTATGTTGATCCAGCGCCATGTACTTGAGGACATGGTTAAAGCTCACCCAGAGTGGTCATACGAGTTCAAAGGCGAGCAGATCACTGCGCTATTTGACTTTCAAATCAAAGATGGAAAGTATGTAGGCGAGGATTACTTGTTTTGTGATCGAGCTCGAGAGCATGGATATAAGATTTACATTGATGTTGACATTAGTTTGCCGCACGTTGGAACAGATACGTTTGAGAATAACTTCCGAGAAGAGGTAGTGATTCCTCTACTGGAAGCCGTCCGTAAGTCCAAACTGAAAGTAGCAAATGGCTAAGACAGCAGCATGGCAGAGAAAAGAAGGAAAGAGCCCGACTGGTGGATTGAATGCCAAGGGACGCGCCTCCGCGAAAAAGCAAGGCATGAACTTGAAGCCTCCCCAGCCAGAAGGCGGCTCCCGCAAGGACGCTTTCTGTGCGAGGATGGGCGGCATGAAGAAGAAGTTAACCAGCGAAAAGACGGCCAAAGATCCGGATTCACGCATCAATAAGGCATTGAGGAAATGGAAATGCTAGATCTGAATACAGTTTGGTCTGCCACATTAACACTGTTAATGTCAGTTATGGGCTACATAGTGAATGAGAAGTTCAGGGAACTGTCTCGCATTACTATATTGCTCAACAAAACCCGTGAGGAGGTTGCCCGTGATAACGTTACTCAAGCAGAAGTTGACCGCATTACAAGTCACATTGACCAACGCTTTAACAAGCTTGAAGAAAAGATTGACCAGCTTATTCGGCAAGGAAAATAAAGATGGGACGCCTTAATAGACCAGCAAGACCAGGTTACGACTATCGTTCGCCTAACCAAACAAACGCACAAGATTTGACACCAAATTTGTTTGAAGACGTTATTGCCTCGCAAAATTCTGATTTGGATAGGATTGTTAGAAGTAACAATGAAAGCCCAGCTCAAACAGATTCACGCCGTAGATCTCCTTTAGGCAATGTGTCACAACGTGATGCAGCTGGTCGTGCAATGTTGCGTTCTATGGGCCGTGCTGGTTTGGCCGGTAATGTTTTGGGAGCATCAACCAGACTTGGCCGATATATTGATGAAGAGACAGGCGCAGGCAAAAAAATAGTTGATAAGTCTGGCTTGGGCAAAATGATTGATAAATTAGTTAATGATAGAGACAAGGTAGAACTGTCTTCAGGCGCTAAGCAACGTTTATCAGATATGGAAACCGATAAGTTTAGAAGAGACGTAGAAGAAGAAACTCCTAAAACTTTCAAACGTGGCGGTAAAGTTTCTGCTTCTAGTCGTGGCGATGGCATAGCTCAGCGTGGCAAAACTCGTGGAAAAATGATCTAATGCCAAGCAAGAGTAAAGCTCAACATAATTTCATGGCGGCGGTGGCTCACAACCCAGCGTTTGCTAAGAAAGCAGGCGTCCCACAGTCTGTGGGTAAAGAGTTTAACGAGGCTGATAAAGGCCGTAAATTTTCTAAAGGTGGCGATATGAAACACGAAGACGTAAAGATGGACAAGAAGATGATGCAGAAGGCCGTGAACAAACACGAAGGCCGTCTGCACAAAGGCGCTTCTATGACCAAGCTGGCTAGTGGCGGTATGCCAATGGTTATGAAGGATGGTCAGAAGGTTCCTGCTTTTGCTGCTGACGGCAAAGGTAAGATGGCCAAAGGCGGTATGGCCAAGAAGATGAACATGGGCGGTATGGCTTATGCCAAAGGCGGTTTTACTAAGTCTGCTGACGGTATTGCTACTAAAGGCAAGACCAAAGGTATGCAAGTGAAAATGCGCGGCGGCGGAATGTGTTAAGGAGCTGATATGCCTGAAACACCATACACATACAAGGGCACCACTGACATGGAGCTGGAGATTGAAGATCGTATGCGCGATCAAGCTGGCGCCGGCCGTGGTCGTCAAGGCGGCCCTACAGCCAAAGAGCTGGCCGACTATGATCGTAAAATGAATCGCGGCATCTTCACTGCTGAGATGGGCAAGCCCCCTCAAGATGTGGATGGTGGTTCAGCGGCTCCTAAAAAGAAGGTTGTTAAGAAAGCTGGAGGCGGCATGACTGCTTCTAAGCGTGGTGATGGTATTGCTCAGCGCGGTAAAACGCGCGGAAAGATGTGCTAAATCATGATGGGAAGCCGTGGAATGGGAGCTATCCGTGCTACAAAGATGCCCAAGGGCGTTCGAAAAGCACGGCGTGATGACACAGACTTTACTGAATACGCTGAAGGCGGTCCTGTTGGTTTGTATGCCAACATTAACGCCAAAAGAAAACGTATCGCAGCTGGCTCTAAAGAGAAGATGCGTAAGCCTGGCTCTAAAGGTGCACCCACAGAACAGGCGTTTATTAACTCTGCAAAGACCGCTAAAAAATGACCACTACAGGAACCAGCTCCTTCAACATGGAGTTCACCGAGCTCGCTGAAGAGGCGTGGGAGAGAGCTGGCCGTGAGATGCGTACTGGTTATGACCTACGCACAGCTCGCCGCTCTCTTAACCTGATGACCATTGAGTGGGCTAATCGCGGCATCAATATGTGGACGATTGAGACAGGGACGATCACTCTGACTCCAGGATTGGCCACATACGCTCTGCCTACAGATACGATTGACTTGCTGGACCATGTGATCCGAACACAAGCCAACAACTCATCTACCCAAGCCGACCTAAGTATTACGCGAATAAGCGTTTCTACTTATGCAACGATCCCTAACAAGCTTGTTCAAGGCCGCCCTATTCAAGTGTGGATCCAGCGTTTGTCGGGTGAGACAAACCCAACAGCGGCCGTTCTTGATGGCGCGATTACATCTACAGACACAACGATTGTTTTAAGTACTGTTGACGGTTTGGCTGGCTCTGGATTTATTCGTCTTGGCACAGAAGACATTTACTACACATACATCACTGGCACTACGCTGGGCGGTGTATTCCGTGGCCAGAACAACACAACTGCGGCGGCTCAAGCTGATGGCACAGCTGTGTTTGTGCCCCAGCTTCCTGCTGTGACTGTATGGCCTACGCCTGATAACTCACAGCAGTACCAGTTTGTGTACTACAGAATGCGCCGCATCCAAGACGCTGGTTCTGGTGTACAGACAGCTGATATGAATTTCCGATTCCTGCCTTGTGTAGCGGCCGGATTAGCCTACTACATAGCCATGAAGGTGCCTGAACTGCAAGGCCGTCTGGATATGCTTAAAAAGGTTTATGACGAACAGTATGCTTTGGCGGCTCAAGAGGATCGCGAGAAGGCTACATTGAGGTTGGTGCCTCGTATAGCATTCATTGGTGGTGGTACTTAATGGCAACTCCATTTGCATCCGGTAAATATGCAATTGCCGAATGTGATCGGTGTGGGCAGCGCTATAAGTTGAAACAGCTGAAAATGGAGGTCATTAAGACCAAGCTGTATCAGCTGAAGGTATGTGATGCTTGTTGGGATCCAGACCAGCCTCAGTTACAGCTGGGTATGTATCCTGTTAATGATCCACAGGCTTTGTATCAGCCACGGCCAGATACAACGTATGTGACGGCCGGCTTAAATGCAAGTGGCAATTTAACAGGTGGTTCTCGAGATATTCAATGGGGTTGGTTTCCGGTCGGTGGTTCTAGTGAATATGACGCATATTTAACACCAAACTACTTGGTAGGAACGGCAGAAGTTGGTACAGTTACGATAACAGTTTCATAGGAGCTAAAAATGGCATACACAAGATCAGCAGACGGCATTGCTAAAAAAGGCAAGACCGAAGGCAAAAACTTGGGAGACAGCGGTCCCAAGGCTAAAATGACAATGGGCGGCAAGAAAACTGCCGGCGTGACTGGTGAGGCTATGCGTAAAGTAGGCCGTAACATGGCTCGCGCAAACAACCAAATGCGAGGTTAACATGGCTAAATACAGCAAAATGATGATGGGCAAAGAAGTTGGCGATGCCAAAGTCTATGCTCCGCCACACACCATGACTGGCGAAAAAGTTACAGGCAAAGAGAACCCAGGTTCTGGCCCTAATATGAGCCGTGCTGATACAGTGAAGATGAGTGTTGGTAACATTAACAAATCTTCTGGTGGTGAGCCTAAGACTTCGGGTATCAAGATTCGCGGTACTGGTGCGGCCACTAAAGGTGTTATGGCTCGGGGCCCGATGGCATGAACTACACCCAGCTTGTCACTGAGGTAAGCAATTATTGCGAGAACTCATTCCCAACTGACGACATGAACACGTTCATCCGTCAAGCAGAGCAGCGCATATACAACACTGCCCAGCCTGCTAACTTGCGGAAGAACGTGACAGGCTTTCTAACAACCGGCAATAAGTACCTTCAGTGTCCATCTGACTTTCTGTCTGTATATAGCCTTGCTCTATATCCGTATAACACCACAACGGCTACCGGAACAGCCGGCCAAAAGACGATTGTGGTTGTGAGTACGACTGGTATTGCGGTAGGCCAACAGGTAACTGGTACTGGAATTGGCACTAATGCTTTGGTTAGAAGCATATCTGGCACCACGGTCACATTAACAGTTGTTAATGTGGGAACTGTTTCTGGAGCGGTGGTGTTCCAAGGTGACTACTTGTATTTGCTCAATAAGGACGTTAACTTCCTGCGAGAAGCGTATCCTTTGACAGCGCAATTGAGTGAGCCGCGCCACTATGCGATCTTTGGTCCACGCTCAGACGATGTGAATGAGCTGACATTCATCGTTGGCCCAACACCCAGTGCGGCCTATAACGCTGAACTGCATTATTACTATTACCCAGAGTCTATCGTGACGGCCAATACGACTTGGCTGGGTGATAACTTTGATTCTGTATTGCTGTACGGCACGATCTGTGAAGCTCTTATGTACATGAAGGGCGAAGCTGATATGGTCAATCTTGCCAACCAGCGTTATGGCCAAGCGATTGCTTTGTATAAAAACTTGGCAGACGGCAAACAACGTGCTGATGCTTATCGTGATGGTCAGGTTAGGATCTCTGTATCATGAGTATTGTCCAAACCCAGACCACAAGTTTCAAGGCCGAGCTGTATCAGGGCGTTCATGATCTTACGACTGACGTTATCAAGATTGCCTTGTACACGGCCAGTGCTGATTTGAATGAGGCAACGACTATTTACTCAACAGAGAATGAGGTTGTGGCGAGTGGATATACAGCTGGTGGGAACATATTAACGCCGGTAACTGTTGGTTCATCTGGGTATACGGCTTTTGTAGGCTTTCCAAATACGTCTTGGACGGCATCATTAACGGCCAGATGTGCTTTGATTTACAACGTAACTCAGGGTAACAAGGCTATTGCTGTGCTGGACTTTGGTTCTGACAAAACATCGACTGCAACTTTTACAATCACAATGCCGGCCAACACAGCAACAACGGCATTAATTCGTTCTTCTAATTAAGGAGTCAATATGACCACAGAAAAACTTAAGGCAACCGATCACATTTCTAGCGGTTTTATTGCCGGTACTAAATCGGGCGAAGAAGCTAAAGCTACAGGTGTTTACCACATTGAGTGCCACGATAAAGATGGTAACTTGAAGTGGTCTGCTGATTCCAAGAACTTGGTGGTTAATGCTGGTTTGGCTTACATGGCCGGTACTGCTCTGACTTCAGTAACCCAGATTACCACTTGGTACATTGGCCTGTATGGTTCTGGTGCTTCTAATACGCCTGCCGCTGGTGACACGATGGCTTCTCACGCTGGCTGGACTGAAGTTGTTCCTTACAGCAATGCAACCCGTGTGGCCGCTACGTTTGTAACAGCTACGACTGCGAACCCTTCTGTGGTGACTAATGCGGCCTCTCCTGCTACGTTCAACATCAATGCGACTTCCACTGTTGGCGGTGCGTTCCTGACAAGCGATAGCACTAAGAATGGCACGACTGGCACATTGTTCTCAGCGGCTGACTTTAGTGCGCCTGGTGATCGCTCGGTTGTGTCTGGCGACATTATCTCTGTAACGTACACATTCAGCCTCGCTGCTTGAGGTCTAAATGGCTGAAGGCGGCTGGGGTTCTGGCACATGGGGTCAGGCTGGCTGGGGTGATTCAGTCTATGACCGGAGTGTTGCTGAAACTGCGACAGGGACAGATGCCGACTCTTCAGTTGTTAGTGTGCAATCAGCGGTTATTGAGACTGCCACAGGATCAGACGCTATATCGAGTTTGGTGCAAGTTAATGCGGCGGTATCAGAGACAAGTACAGGCTCAGACGCAATAAGTGCAAAGGCCACATTTAGGTCTGCGGTCAGTGAGTCCAGCACGGGATCGGATGCGATTAGTGCTATCCCAACGTATGGGGTGTCTGTTTCTGAAACGGCTACTGGGTCTGATGCAGATGCGGCGTTTGCCAACTTCTTAGGTCAGATTCTTGAGACGGCAACGGGTACAGATGCGACTGCATCAGCTTTCACATTCTTAGCGTATATTGTTGAGAGTGCGACTGGATCTGATGCGGTATCGAGCAATTTTGCTGTTAATGCATCGGTCAGTGAGTCGGCCAGTGGAAGTGATGTGGTTAGTTCGATCCCGACATATGGGGCAACAATCAATGAGACTGCGACTGGTACAGATGTAGATGCGGCGGTGGCTTCATTTCAGTCTTCTATCGTTGAGATGGCGACAATATCGGATTTGATAGTTGGGCGGCCTTTGTGGGAAATTATTGATGACACGCAGACCGCAAACTGGCAAAATATTAACAACGTGCAGTCTTCGGGCTGGGCACAGATTGACAACACTCAAAGCGCTGGGTGGAATCAAATCGACACAAATTAGGAGCATTGAATGACTACAGCATATACATCACTCTTAGGTCTGGCACTTC